CTTTTTCTAATTCGGCAACTGATTCTCTAATTTGCTTTATTCTAGCTTCTTTATCTTCAGATGTCATAGTTTTAATTTCTGGAGCAAACTCATTAAGTCCTGTTACATACCTAATTACTCCATTAAGTTCTAGACAAGCTAGTTGTTCATTGTGTGTTACACCATCAAACAAACTCATACCATGGTCTTCTAATCCCATGTTAGTTTGTTGTTGATCAAAATAAGGTCTTATTGCAATAGCTGTTTTTCTATTCTCACCAGTTTCGACCATTGTGAATTCTGTTGTTCCTGTTTCCATTTTTTTGTTGGTTTTTGTTATTTATAAATAGGTAGGTTTTTACACCTACCGTTAGATTAATTATTTTTATTTAGGTTAGGGCCAAATCTTCCTTTAGCATTTAAAATACGTTGACTTTTAATAAGCTCTCTATATTCTTCCTTTTGTGTTTTAGTCATTTTTTCTTCTTCTAGTTTGAACTTTTCTCCATCACCTTTTAACTGTTCCTTTTTAGTAAAATAATCAAATATAAATTGTCTATTTTTATAAAAAGGGTTGTTTGTTGGAGTAATTGTTACTTTTTGACGATCTAATTCTTTGTTAGGGTCTGGTTCTGGAAATTTACCATCATTATTTTTAACTACACCTTTTTCAACTTGTGCTTCTAGTACAGTTATATAATTTTCTTCTTCAGAATATTTATATTCAACTTTAGCCTCACCCTCTAAAGTTTTAACTCGAGTATCCTTTTCGTTTACAACTACTAGGACTTCTTTTTTTTCTTCCATGATTAATCTTTTAATTAATTTATAATAACTCTAATGTGACACTTGCACCTTTTTCAACTATAAAATCAAAATCAAGATAAATTTCAGTTTCAAAATCAAATGATGCAATTGTTGTTACTGACATAACATTTTCTTCTACTGGAATTCCTGTATTGTCTTGACTTAAAGCCATAAATAAAGGGAAATCTGTAACATTAGTACCAGCTTGCTCTATTAAAGAAGCATCATTTGCAAGTGGAGTATGTTCAAACCCAAAACCTGAAGCTATATCACTTGAAACTGTTAAGCTGCGATCACTAACTATTATCATAGGTCCTTGATTAACAACCACCGAACCAAAAAAATCAGTACTTATATATAATCCACTACCTGGATCAAATTCTCCTTCTGCAAAAGGTTGGAATCCTCGAAACTTCCAAACATCATAGGTGGTACCCGCAAATGTTATAGTTTCATTAATATTTTGTTTAATACTACAAGGACGGTCTACAGCACCAGCTGTTAATTCATCAGTACTTCTTAATCCAAGTAATCTTAAAGCTTTGTCAATACTTAAATTCATGTATTGCCAAAATTGTGTTCTTTTTGATCTAAATTCTTTTAATGCCATTTTTTAATTTTTTTAATAAAAAAGGGAGGGACGTTTCCCCCCCTTTTTCTTTTAGGTGTTTGTGTTATATTTTTTAGAATGAACCTCCTGTTACCGGATTTCTCATCACAATTTTCAACACTTTAGTTGGATCTTTAACCCAGATTGCAGGCATTGTTTGTGACATCATTACACGGTATCCATTGAATTGACCAGAAGACTGGAATCCTTGGCTACGTCCCATGTAGTCCATTGTACCATTTTGATACCACCACTTTAATTGATTATCCCAAGACAACTTCAATAAGAAGATATTGTCATTAGTATTATCAGTGATGTCAAAGATAATGAATGAATAAGAAGATAATGGGAAACCATCAATGATTGGGTTCTCAATATCGTTAGTATGAACATTATCAAATGCTGGGTTAAGTACAAACTTAACATTAGCAAGGAAAGGAATTACATAAGAAGTGTAAGCAAATCCAAAATTTAAATCCATACCTCTACCAGTAATTGCACCAATATCAGCAGCTTGGATCACAAGACCTGAAGCAACCGCTTCTCTTTTGATAGCTTCATTTACCATTCTCATTCCACCCATACCAGTTTGAACAATTAATGATCTACCTGGGTCTGGACCTTGAAATTCAACTTTTCCATTAAAGAAGTTGTAGATTTCTCCACGGAACAACTCTAGTGTAAAGTTATTTTTATTATACACTCTTTTGAAAGAGTTATCTAACTGTCTCCAAAGACCAACTGATAATCTCATATCATCTGGACCATCTTGACGAAGTCTACCACCTTGTCCCCACATTAAGTAAGACTCAATATCAGTAGCAACTTTAGATAAATGTGCAGATTCCATTTGTGTAAGGAAAGTTCTAGAAAGATCACCATTATCAAAAGCTTTCTTTACTTTATCTTTACCCATTACTTTAACCATATCTTCTAATGAAGAAACAGAAGGATCTACATCAGCACCAAAATTTCTCCAAATCTCAGTTACTGGTACAGTACCATCAGCATTCATTCCACCTTTGATCATAAGATCAGCTCTAGAAGAAATAGAATAGTGAACGTGTGCTTCTGCTCCACCTACATAGTTGTAGAATTCACGGAAACCAGTTCTTGTTGTAATATCAGAGAATCTTTCTCCATATTCCCCACGAGCAGAACCCTTACGGAATAATTTAGTACCATTTGTAAGATACTTTGCATCTAGAAATCTAAAGTTATCATTATTTACTAATTGAACAGTGTAAATAAAACCATCTCCTACAGGGAGAATGTCTTCGTCTGTTACGTACATTTCAACTCCGTTGTATTTGTCATAAGTGATAATATCACCATGTCCAAACTCACGTCTGCTTAATTTAATACGAAAAGTTGACCCATCTGTTCCAAGAACAGCACCGGGATCTTCAATGTTTTCTACAACATAAGGAAGATCTGTGGTAGTTGGTGTTTGCCATCTATACTCACCACGAGCATTGTCTACCATGATTACATTTTTACCACCAAAGCTAGACATTTGATAAAGAGGCATTTCAACTTTCTGAGCCATAGCCCATAAGTCCACTGGACCTAAGTCCATTGGTTCTGCATCCTTCAACATGTTAACCAAGTGGTAGGAGTCTACGTGTGAACTTGCGTTGTACGCTGTATCCCGTAGAAAGATACCATTGTTTAATACTGGAGTTGCCATTATTTATTTGTTTTTGTTTGTTTACTAATTAAAATCTCTTAAACATATTATTTTTAGAGATTGTTTTCTTACCCTTACTAGTCTTTCTAGTCGGGGTAGTTTTTTCATATTCACTACTTAATGAAGAAGAAGTTCTTTTTCTAGACTGTTCAGTTTTTAATTGTCTTACAGTTTTTTCTATAGCTTGTTTACCACCTTGATCTCTTACTTTAGTCTTGTACCCATTTGGATCAGCTAATAACCAAAGTGCTTCTGCAATCAAATCATGTCTTGGTTCTACAAACTGGTATTTTTCAAGTAAATGTCCTAGTAAGTTAGTTTGTTTACCAGATATAGAAGGATAATTTGGTTGTACTAATCCTGAAAATAATAAACCTTGAACTTTCTTATCTAATTTTAAACCTCCAATTGTACCTGAAGCTAATGTACCATAAACATTTTCTTGATATGCTTTTGCCTGTTCAGCTTGTTGTTGTTTCATATGCTCTTGCTCTGCTAATTGTCTTCCAACAATTTCTTCTTGCATAGCATCTAATTTAGGTTTAAATTGATTAGCTTTTTGCTCAAGTCTCTCTAAATCTTTCCAATCTGTAATTTCTTGCTCAATTTCTTCAGCAGTACCAAATCTTGTTGCAGTTAAATACTGTCTTGCAATTTCTGCTTGATCATACTCATTAGTAGTATCAAGTTGTTTCATTTCTTCAACATGTGCTAAAGTTCTAAATAACCCTTTTAAGTCTTGACCACCATCAGCTACATATTTAGCAGCTACTTGTAATTCTTCAGGTAACGATTGAAAAAATTCTTGTGGTAACTGTTCAGCTACCTTTTTCTCTCTCTCTTGGAAATTAGCTTCAAATAATTCTCTAAAGTCTTTAGTAGTATAATCTTCTAACTCTTTGTCATCATCAAAGCCAAACAAGGTTCCCTCTTCAATCATTTTAGAAGCTAGTTCTTGTAAACCACTTTTATCTGTTTTACGTCTACCAGGAGATGCTTCTAAATCTTCAGCTGTTTGAATAGCTTCATCAAGTTCATCAATAGTATCTTGAACTTCTGCCTGAGTTACTTCTTCTTTCAGTTCTGCTGTTTCTTCAGCAGGTTTGTCAATGAACGTAGTGTCAACAGGTTTTTCTTTATGAAAAACTGTTTTTTTCTCTTCTTCTTCTTCTTCTGGAAGCATAATACTGTCAGCTCCGGGTTGCCCGAACATTTTATCAATATCTACTTCTACTTGTTCTACCGTTGTAGAATCTAATGTATTCTCTACCGTTTCTTCTGGCATAGATGTGTCTTCACTCATTTTGTTGGTTTTATGTTATACTTTAATATACTAAAAATAAAGATTATAAACTTGAAAGATTTAAAACATTTTTAAAAAAAATTGTAATATATAGCTAACTCTATTCACCCTTCTTTGGTTTAACATCATATTTGTTTTTATTTTCTTGTGCAATTTGTAATTGTTTATCTGCAATTTCTTTTTGAGTTTGTAGTCTTTCTCTTTCAAGCTGATTTTTTTGAGACTGTATTGTCATTCTATTTTGTTCTTTGTCTCTTTGTAAATTTGATTGATCTTGATACTGTTCTGATTGTCTAATATCTACCATAGCATCTTGGAAGTCAGATTGCATATTCTCATTAAGATCTGCTGCAGAACCATAACCGGCTGCTCTTATTTCAGCAACCAATATATCTCTTTGTCTATCTTTTTCATTTTCTGCCATTTCAGAATCAATTTTCATTTGCTCAACTTGCTGTTGTTGCTGCAATTGTTGTTCCTGCATTTGCTGCTGTTGTTGCATTTCTTGTTGTTTCTGCTGTTGTTGTTTTTGTTCAGAATCTTTAAGTACTGAATTTAAACTAGCTAAAGAATCAGATTGTACTACTTTACCAAGATCATATATACTAGCACCTGTAGTATTATTTTGAAGTGCCATTTGTTTTAATTGTTCTAAAACAGCTCTATGATTTGCATTTGTACTAATTGAAATATTTAAATCTCTTAATAAAAGATCTGTACCATTAATTTCAAAATTTACTTTTTCATCAGCAGATGTTATATACGTAAGTCTAGCAGATGGTTTAGTAGAATGATAGTATTGAGCTAAGTTAGTTCTCATTTCATGAACTCTTGGCATAAGATAATCACAGTGTTGTATAAAGAACATCTCTGTTTGAGCATAAGATGCTTGCATAGCTTGTTCTACTCCAGTAGCAGTTGATTGAGAAAGTTGTTGTCCCATTCTTTGTTGATTAACACCAATTACTTCATAAGCTTGTTGTTTAAAATAATTAGCTAACTGAATCCTACCCATTAATCTATTAGTTTGTTCTAAATCCAATTTTTGAAAATGATTAAAGTTTAATGCATTCTCTGTATTTGTTATAGATGTATCTAATGGGAGCATTTGGAAATTTTTCATAGCAACATATGCTTTAGCATAATTACCTTTCCCCCAATCTTCTCCTAATGAATGTCTTGGTAAACTATTTTGATCCAGCATAATTACTGTACCTAACTCATCTACTAGTATATCAGCAATCTGATTATTTACTATATTATATCCAATCTGGTATGGCTTCATTAAATCAATTAGTGCTGTAGATTTAGTATTTCTATCTGAAAATACTGAACCTTCAATAGGTAACTTACAACCGTATAAACTACTTTCACCTTTAAATTGAAATTTCAAAGGTCCTACATGATTTGAATTTATTCCTATATATATTGGAGAAAATCCACCTGGATTATTCATACCCCAAAAAGATGGGATATTGGGTCCAATTTTTACACCACCCCAAGTTTCATTAATCCATATCCAATCTATATGTTCTCCAAACAATAGATTATCTTTATTTTTATTTTTGAATAATCTAGTATCATATATAGGCTTATCTGTAATACTATAATCTTCAGATACTATTTCATTACTTACTTGACCTTCTTCTGTTATCTTAACTAAATGGCCAACTTTTCTTTGAGATTTCCAATATGATGTAGTTACTCTTAATAAATATGCTGTACCTTCATCTGCATAATCCTCACTTTCACCTAATATTTGAGTTACAATATCACCACCATCTAATACATTACCTGACATAAAAGATGTGTATTGTCTATAGGCAAGTGATGGCATATTTGTATTCCATTCATGAGATTTAGTAGCATCATAAAATGTACCATCATTCTGATAACCTCCAATATTATATCCAGCTGATCTTATAGGATAAGTAGCTTCTAATGCTTGATGCTGCTCTTCTGTTAATATATGACCATATTTATCTATAACATCAGATACTGTTAACATATCTGTTTTACCTGCCCAGTTAGAATCAGATACATATCTAATATCTGGTGACTTATGATAAAATGTAAGTACTGGATTCCAAAGCTCAACATCATAATCATCTTCCATCATGTGAAAATGCCAAAATTCTCTATCTGTAATTAACATATCACGGAATGCTCTTTCCTCAAGTTCATCTATACGGAATCTTTCAATATCTACTTTATGCTGATGTTCAGCCCATTGTTCAATCATTGATCTATAATCCTTTTTAAAGAATTGTTCAATTTGTGGTAATGACTTTAAATTTTCTGGTTCTAATTGTTTTGTTGCTTCTTCTGAATTAGGGTCTAATCCCTGCTCTAACATAGCTGCTAACATTTGAGTTGCAGCATCAGCCATTAAAGTTTGTTCTACTTGAGCTCTTTTTTGTTCAAGCATCTCATTATATGAAAAATCATCAACTGCTCTATAACTAAGTCTTGAAGATCTTTTTGCAAATTCAGCTGTTAATACATTTACTACATTTGGAATAATTGGATAAAACTTTAATTCTAAAGCAGAAACATCTTCTTCAGTAAGCATTTCAACTACATCTCTGTATTCATTATTTTCTTCAATTATATAATCAGTTTTATCTATAATACCTTTTGCAAGTTTATAGTTTTTCATCAACCTTCTTGCATTTCTACGTATTTGTTTTAATCCCTGCCATTCTAACCAGTCAACATTCCAAGCTGCCCACTCATCATCTTTACTTTTTTTTGGTAAGAGTTGCAAAGGTTGAGTAATACTCCCCAATCTATTTTGTTTTGCCTTAGCTCCTTTTTTGAGCTGCATTGCATTATATATTTGCATAATACCTATTTAATATTTTTAAATGCTGAACGTTTAAAACTCTTCATTTTATTACCCATATGTCTAAATGGACTCTTATTTAATTTAAACAAATTTTCTGACTTTTGCAAATTTTTAGCAGCCTCATCTACAACAGTTCTTTTATTATATCCTCTATTAGAATGCTGTATTTTCATAAATCCTACTAAAGCTGCAAATGAAACTAATCTATCTGTATTAACCCCTTCAGCATATTCCCTCATCTCTTTTATAAGCATTGGATCAGGAATTCTTTCTATTCCATATGTAGTTTTAACTACAGTTCCGTCAGTTTTTGTTTCTTGGTCTAATTCTTCTTTAGTATATTCTATAGCATAACTAAGAAGATGTCCTTTGAATAATATTCCTGTATTCTTCCAACCATATTCTTGAAACACATTAATATTAGAACCAAGATCTTTTAAAAACATAATTTGACCTTTTGGTACTAAATACTTTTGTTTCTTTCTATGTATCATGTATTGAATAAATAAAGAAATATTATTTTCAACAAGTGCCCATGCATTATACCATTCTATAATTAACTCAAGCTGTTTATGTGTTTTATTTATATCATCATATCTACCGCACCAGCTAGCAACAATTTTATCTTGTTCTATATAAGTCTCTCTTTCTGTACCGTTAATATTTGTAACTTCTATCGGAGCCTTCATAATATAAATTGAACATAAGGACTCTGAAGTAGTTGTTTTACCTTCAGATACAGGGTCAATAGATGCATAATAAGTTTTAGCAAATTCTGGATTTTTAATAGGTCTTTCCCAAACTACAAGACATCCTGTTTTATCTTCAGTTTTTTTTCTTACTGGGAATTCCATTATAGGACTTTTATTACTTTTCTTTACTGCTGGTTTACCATCAGCATCTGAATAAATATCTAACCATTCGTACCCATATTCTTTATCTTCTATTCTTCTTTCTTGTGCTGAAAGTAAATGAGGAGGAAATACAGATATTGATCTATGTGCAAATGCTTCTTTAATATTTCTTGGATGCTGAGATATTCTTAATTGATATTCTTCAGGTGGTAACTCTTTTTTCCATATATCAAATTGATCATTTAAAGCTTCTAATGCTTCTTTAACTTGAGAATTACCAAACTCATCTATATGTGGAGGCATAGACCATTGCTCAGGAATAAATAAACCTGATAATCCTTCAGTATTTTTATCATCTATTAAATCAGTCTCTACCGCGTACACATCTTGTGCAGTAGGATTTTGAATCATCTCCTTAAGTGGATTACATTGGGATAAATCACCAACAGATCCTGCAGCTATAAACATTCCTGTAGTAGTAAGTCCTGATCTCATCGCAGGTCTCATATACTCATATGTCTTATTCATTCTAGGTGCAATACCTGCTTCCTCATGAAAAAAGAATTTTACTGGACCCCCTACACCATTTGTTGGATCTTTCTCAAATGACATACCTTGTATAGTTCCTTTAAGACCAACTTCTGTTTTACGATCTCCTTTTCTTACCTCAATCTTTTGCTGCCACATCATTACTTTACTAGGGTTCATTGGTCTATACCAAGCAGTATGTTCATTTAAGAATGCTGCATACTCATCTAAAAATTTCCAAGATCCTTTTTCATTTATGTAATCTTTAAGACTAGCACCTATCTTAAGAGTTACACCAGGTTCAAACCATTGCTGATTTATAAGCTTTGCCATATGATAATATGAAGATGCTATCTGTCTTTTCTTTAATATAGCAACGTGTTTATAATTTAACTCTGCTAACAATTCATATAATGCCATATGATACTGAGCATCTCTAATATCAGCAAATCCAAAATTTTGTATTTCTTTATTAAAGATAGGTAAGAAGTTTAACCACATATAATATTCTCTAGCTAAAAACCAGACATTACCTTCATCTTTAATAATTACACCTTTTCTACATTTTAACTTTTCATAATCCCAATACTTTATAAAGTCTGCTGATTTAAATGGTGCTTCACAATAAATTCCGGTTTTTTTAAATTTTTGAGATTCTTGTTGAAATATAATATTAGTAATTTTATTAAAATTATATTCTCCAGGTAGTTTAAATAAATTTGTAATGAATATGGTAAAATCTTCTCTTGTGTCAAAACTTGTTTCTGACCAATCCCCTTTTTCATAGGTCGGTATATTTTGAAAGATTTCACTCATTATGAATCATATGCTAATCCTTGACCACCTCTAACTCTAGAAGATTGTTCATCTTGTAAATCTTTATATGCACCTTTAAATGACGATCTAATAGCTTCAAAATCTTTTGCTACAGCTCTTATTTGAGAAATATTACCATCTCTACCATCTGTTATTTGAGTATTTTGCATATATTTTGCTAATCTATCTAGCATAGTTGCAATACCTTTATATGCTCTGGATGTTGGTGTTTCATACATTCTTTGGCAAAATTGTAAAGCCACAAATACATCATCATCTTCAGTAGAAAACTTTGCTTGTATTTGTTCTAATATTAAAGTTTCCTTATCCATATCTGGTGTAAAGAAAAAAGGATTAAGATCTGGACTAGGACATGTCATATAAAATAAATACTGGTATATATTTAAATATTCCTCTGGGTAATTATCCATTAGATCTTTAAGTACTTTTAATGTGTAACAATGTTCTGTAGGAACTACTTTGCCATTTTGTATATCAAATAGTTTAGTTAAAATCATTTTTTCTTTATTTTATTTTTATTATCATTTAAGTAATGAAAAATAGACAAAACCTCATCTATTAAATAAGGAATTGGTATTACATTTACATCTTTAACAATAGGATCTCCATTTATATCTTTTTTACTTATTGGATAACCCCATTTATTTTCACCCTCTTTTTCAAATGAAATATGATGTAAAAAAATTTTACCCGGTCTCAGTTTAGGATTATGCTTTAATATAATATACATATAAATACTGAGTTGTAAAGCATAATGGTTAAAATTACAATCATCTAGATTACTAATAGGTGTATTCATTTTATCCGAAATACCTTCCCAATTTACATAAGATTCTTTTTTAATTTCTTTATTTGTTTTATAATCAATAATATTTACTTTATTATTAACCACCTCTACTAAATCGGATTGACCACAAATTCCTTTTGATCTTAAGTAGACCATATGTTCAGGATAAACACCTGGATCTAATTTTTGTGAAGGTGCTAATTTTGTTCCGTCTTTTATTGGTATAGGCTTAAAAATAGGGACAGTTACCCCATATCGTTCAATAGATGCTAATGAACATAAGTCATCTTCTCTTTGATTATGATAAAATGTACCTAAATCAGTAGCACGTTTTGATTCACTGTCCCATATCTTTCTTATTTCTTTTGGTTTTAATTTATACCATTTTGATTTTTTACTTTTACTTACTTTTTCAGCAACTTTTTGAGCATCAAATGGTTTCTTAAAATGAGATATTAATGTAGTTACACTTACCCAGTCTATAGGGTCGTCTTGATTAGTTGATTTATAGCTGTGATCTTTTTCTGTAAATATTATCATAATTCTTCTAATTTATCTTCTTCTTCAACTGTTATTAATGCATCCCATTTATCTAAAGGACAATCAGATGCAAGAGATCTAGTTTTAAAGCTTAAAGAACAACCACATTCACCACAACAAGGTCCTGTTCCTTTTACAGCACATTCACCACCTTTACTAGGACACTGGTTACATAGATTGTATCTTAGTGCAGCAATTTCTTCAACAGTTTCATCACGTATAACGGAATTAGTTATTCCCTCTAGTATCTCTTTTCTGTTTTTCCAAATTAGTTTTAGGGTATTTTTCATTTTTAAATTTTTTTCTTTTTTCTAATTCTTCTTGCACTCTTATATTTATATTTTTTAATTTTTCAAGTTTTTCCTCAATACTCTTCTTATTATGATAAGCACCAAAAGTAGATGTATCGTGATTATTTAAAACTTTCTCATAATGAGGGATTGCAGTTTTAACTTTTTTCATTTTAAGAACAAAATGACCTAATCCTTCTACATTAAGTCTTAAATCATTTATATTTGACATTCTTTTTTTTAAAGTCTTATAGTAAAAAGTTACTAAGTCGTCAACAAGTTTTTCAGAACATTCAAATTCATCTGTTATTTCTTGATATAAACTATTAGGTTTTTTTGGTATCATCTGAAATAAATTTATAATCTAATAAGATAACACCTTCAGTTTGAATTTTTAATTCTGGATTAATTTTAATAACTTTTTTATTATCAGGATCTTTTACAACTAAATTATTTTTTTCAGCTTTATTAATACTATTTCTAACTGTTTGAGGTGATTTAAAAATCCAATCTTCCTCTAAAGATGCGTCTAAACAAAAGTTACTAAGTTCAACAGGTTCATTAAAACATAAAAGAGTTACACAGTTTAAATCAGAATCACTCATTGTTATACGGTTAATATAACAATGAGTTAATATCTGAAATTTTACAACATCCCATTTAGGGAGTTTTACCCTTTTTTGTACTTGATTTACAAGTGCCATTTTAAGATTTTCTAAGTTTTTTACCTTTACTAGCTGGTGCTTTTTTTGCTGGTTTAGGTTGTTCAGGGAAAGGAGGTCTTTCTAAGTTTTCTGAACTTTTCATAGTTTCTTGTCCTTGAGCTGCAGTCATCATGTTTGCATATTGAATCTGCATTGAAGCTCTTTTAAATCTTGACTCTTCAACTTCAGTAAGAAGTTTTTCATACTCTGATTGTGACTTAAGATAAGGAAGAGATTTATCATAAAATTCTTTCATCTCATCTCTCCTTGCTTCTAATTCTTCAGGAGTTAATTCGTCATCAAATTGTTGGTTTTCCATAACATATTAATTTTTACATTTAAAACAAATATACTAAAATAGTTTAAATATTTAATGTTTAAATTAAAAAATCCAGACATGTTATGTATCTGGACTTAAGTGTAATCTATGCAATTATCTATTTTTAAATGTGAAGTTTAAAATAGTTAGTCCATAAAAATTTCTTTCATGATCAATTTCAATTGATAAGATATCTACTATTGAAATTCTTAACTTAAAAGTAAATGATTTCCAAAAAAGTTTATGTTTTTTCCAATTATGTCTAAATTTCATTTTGAGCTTCTATTTGTTGTATCATTTCAAAGTGGATCTTAGCTATTCTATCCCTCCCGTCTTCTGCAAGAAGATACTTGTGACAGTTATCAGAGTTAGTCATAAAGAAGTTTTCTGATAATATGGCTGGCATTGTAGTTTGAGAAAGAACCCAAAAATTAGCTTCTTTATCTACATCTCCGTCTGTTGTATCTTTTCTCATATACTCCCCTGTAAACTCTCTCATTGATTTCTCAAAAAGAATTGTAGCAATCTCATCTGATTTAGTTTCACCTCTTGAAGTATATACTGACCATCCATTTGCAGATTCTTGATCAAAACCATTTGCATGTATGCTTACATATATACAAGGTTTTCCAGAAGACTTAGCAATTGAATTAGCTTTTTCTGTTCTATAAGATAAAGGTACATCTTCTTGGGTGTCTACTAAGTTAACAGCATCTATATTATTTGCTTTACATAAATCCATTAATCTAGCTACTATAGCTCTATTAAATTCTCCTTCATAAAGTATTTGACCATCAGGCCATACTGGAGATCTTTTTCCTGCTGTCTGATAAACACCATCTATTATTCCCCCGTGACCATTATCAAATATCCATAGATAGTTTGAATCTGGTTGATCAATTGTGTGAGGTGTAATTGACATATCAAATTCAGTATGACAATTTGGGCATGTTATTATTTTTTCCATAGGTATCTTATTATTGCGGGTATAGCATATATTAAAAAGAAAATCAAATATACTAAAATTGCACTTACCCCATCTTATTTCTTATTTCTAGCTTTAGTAAATTTGTCAATTGATGTTAATCCTAATGAACCAAATGCAAATAAAGCTACAGCATCTACAAGATACTCTGCAGGCTTTATATCACCGTGAGTAAAGGTATTAGCTATTAATGATACTACAAGTGCTAATACGCAAAGTAAACCACCTAATCTTTTTGATGAGTAAACACCTGTCTCATCACTTAATAATTCTTTAAAAAACTTTTTCATAGTAATCTTTTTTTTAAAAATAAAAACAGTCTGTATAACCCATAGGCCATTACTGCTATGATTAACCAATTGAATATCTTTTTCCAAAGTGGAGTTTTTTCATAATATCTAATTGGGATCTTTCTCTCAACTATTTTCTCTACCGTAATTTTGTCACACTCCCCTTGAATAAATACATTCTTGCTAATAGTGTCGTGAAATATTTTTACAGTAAGTCTTTCTTTCTGTAATATTAATGTGTCTCTAGTAATCTCATGAAAGAAATGCTCATTGATAATTGTATCATGAATTATTTTAGGTACAGTAATTTGAACTGTATCATGTATAATAAGAGTATCAGTAGTAAGTAAGTATGGGTGTTTTTCTATAAGCCTTGTAAACCTCCTTTGAGGAGTGCATGATATAATTAATAGTATTAATATTATAAAACTACTTATTTTTAGATTCATGAATTGCTGTTATTATTCTTAATTCCATAGCACCCATTTCTGTTTTTAGTTCTGCTATTGCTTTATCTTGAGTTACACGGTTTGATTCAACCTGCTTTTTAACATCATCAATTCTTTTGTGTAATGTTATAGCATTAGCTTTTTTATCTTGTTTAAGTTCATCCATGTCTAGTTTCAGGTTAGATAAAATTACTGATTGAATTTCTACCTTTCCTTTTAAACTATACCAAATAGTTAATGCTCCCACTATGGCTGATAACAAAGATATTAATGCTTCAAACCCAATTCCAAATCCTGTAACTTCCATTTTTTATAAATATATATATACTATAATATACTAAAAATAAGTGTAAATACGTAGAGTTTACACTTATATTTTTCTCAAGAGTATAGATGTACTCATTTTATTCTCTTATTACTATTTGAAAATCTCTAACTAACATATCATCTGCTCCAGTTGGATTCTCAACATAAATCTCTATATAATCAGTTTGATTCATTAAAGTTCCATATACCATAGGTAATGCTGTTGAAGCATCATCATCAACAAGTATATTTACTTCTGCACCTGGTAATACTGCTCCATTTTTATAAATATAAAATTTATAATCGTCAACACCACCACCTTGTTTTTCAAAGCTAATTGATGCGTGAATTGATATATAAATTTGTTTACTTCCCCTATACGTTGCTCTACCAGCAGTAGAGACATCAAACCTAACTCCTGCCTGTTGTACTGCAAGTCCATTAGTATCTATAACTACTGGCACTCCAGAACTTAAAACAGTATTCTGAGTATTACCAGTTAATGTCATTACTGTACCTGAAGTAGAATTTAATAAACCTTGATTGGCAAATACATCATAGTTTAAAGATTGTATAGTTGAATAATCAGGTAAACCAGATGCTTCTGGTAAGAATAATTTACCTGTAGTAAGACCTGTATTTACAAATGCATTAGAAGATATAGTACCAAATCCAGTTGTAGATAATGCAGCTATTTCAATACCATTTTGAGTTTGTTGTGGATGTACTACACAACCATTAATATTAACAGCTCCAAACCCTATAATATTAGCAGGTTGTAATTCAATCATAGAACAAGTAGCAAATCCAGAAGGTGTTGGGATTGAAGATTCATCAAACCATCTGATTAATTCACAAGATGTTATTTGTATTTTAGAAGTATCTTCAAATCTTAAACCATAGTTTAACGCTTGTATATAAAAGAATAAGCAATTATTAATATCTACGAGGTCATACCCTACAATATCCATTACGTCATAACAATTTCTAAACTGACAATTAGAAATTAACATAGTTTTTAATCTATTTGCATTATAGTCTGTTACTAATCCTATGTTAGTAGCACTTATTATAGATCCATTTAAATTAGTTCCCGATAGTTTAAGATCTTTTAGTATAAAGTTAGAATCTGTAATGTTAAACATTGCTCCAGTTCCAGTATAATTTAACACGTCACTATCTCTACCCAATCCTACTACTTCAATATTATCAGCATTAACAGTAATTGGAGAGAGTATGTCTACTATACCTTGAACAACATATGTTGTATTTGCAACAAGAGGGTTAGGTAAATCTGCAGCTGAAGTAACTTGAACTACATTTTTACCATTCTGAAGACCATAAAATGTACCATTTGGTACACTATATTTTACATCTACTTTACTATTAACAACATCCTCGATAACAGTAACTACAGTATTAAGACCACTGTTAAAACTTAATCTAGTTGTTGATCCAATAAGAGTGTTTCCTTCTAAAATATCAATTGTTGTAGTTGCAGGGCTTGACGGAGCTCCTGTTTGAAGTTTAATCTCATCAAATGCTACTTGTACTGTAGGATTTATTACACTACTACCAGGAGTTTGCAGTTTATAGACAGTAAAGTTTATAAATCCTATTTCTGTAGCTGTAGTAAAGTTTTGAGTCCATAGTCCTGTAGGCACATTAATAAGTTGCCATTGACCTACTAAACTAAAGTCAATAAAATTTTGTAAAGGAATTACTCCTAAGTATACACCTGTTGTTGAAGGATCTGCAGAATAAGCAGATACATAAAACAATGTAATATCATTTGCTGTTAAGTCATCTACAAGATATACTTGAAAACTTAATATAGAATAATCAAATCTATCTACTGGAGTAGGTGCTGTAAATCTAGTACCTCTTAATAAACCATATCTTCCAAATGTAGAAAGACAACAAGCAGCTCCTGCAACTGGACTAGGTGTTCCTGAAGTAAAATTAGCTGTTGTTCCAAAGCCTCCGAAAAACCCTCCTAACCAATCTGAAACACCATCATTTCTATAAATATATTCTGTTGTAATAGTAGGTGTAGTTGCTCCTGCTCCTACAAATACATATTGTACTAATACTTGGTCTGCTTCAAGAGCTGGTGTAATAGGATTTGCAGAAGGAGTTCCTTGCACAACCTCTACTATAGGGTTATCAGTAGGATCTATACTAGCAACTATTGCATCAAATCTACCAAATGTAGCATCACCTGCTGCTAATGTAACTGTTGTAGCAGCAGTAGTATATTCAATTCCTGTTATTTTATATACAAGAATAGATACATCAAAATCTAATCCTGTTCCAGAATAAGATGCTCCTCCTGATATTAATAAAGTATCTCCATCATTTGCCCCTAAATCATCTATAGTTGCATAAGGATTTATTGATGATGGGTTATTTGCATCTACCGCAGCATTATATGCATTATTAGGTAAATTCCTTCTATAATCTGTAGCCATAATTTATTATGTTAAAGTTGCAATCAAAAAAGTAGTTGCAGATACACCACCTGAACCATCATCTGTAGGGTCATATGCTATACCAGCTAATGTATTATTTAAAGATCCAGCATCAAAAGTAATTGTTTCTCCTGCAGCTAACACTGTTCCTAAAACAGTTCCGTTTTCTGATCCTACATTTGCAATTGAAACTGACTTTACAAGTATACCAACCGCTCCAGGTGTAGTTTCTCTTCTTAAATCAGCAACTACTCCAGTAATTGGAGTTGTATTAGTTGCAATTTGTGTAGTATCAAGTTCTATCTGAGTATTCATTGCTAAGATAGCTGCTAATGTAGCTTCTGTAGCATCACCTCCTTCTAAGTATGTAATAGTACACCCTTCAGAAGTAAAATCAACAAGAGGTACTCCTGTATTAGATCCTGGTAAATAATAAGTTGGGGGTCCTGTCCATCCACCATTTTCAGTATCCCAAACTCTTACTTCTAAGTAAAGTTCAGTACCTGCAAAAGGATCTGGTCCTACACAAGTAATACTTACAATTTTAGCTTCATACTCAGTACCATCTGCCTGATTATTTATTGCATTAATAATACCCTGCAGCCCTTTAAGCATTTTATATTGCCAAGGCCAATTATTCCCTTTAAGACCACTATTTTTTAAATCTCCAATACTATTTGACATAATTATTTATTTATGATTGTCTACGTGAGTTACTATATCTACTTGTACCACTTCTATAAGAACTCCCTTTTTTAACTGAACCACCAACCACTTGTT